CATCTATAATCACTAAATCGACATGCCCGACTTGATCCGCGTGTTTCCTGATTGACTGAATCCCTGCAAACGTAATGGGTTCTCCGAGTATTTTCTGGCCCATGCCTGCGGAATATATTCCCATAGGCGCATTAGGCCAATGCTGACGCATCTTTTGCGCGTTCTGTTCTATCAATTCCTTAACGTGCGTCAGCATCAAAATTCTAGTCTCAGGCCACGATTGCAACGCATCTTTACATAAAGCGGCTATAACGTGACTCTTACCCGCGCCTGTCGGTAAGACAAGACAGGGATTACCTGAATTGCGGCTTAACCAGTCATAAAGCTGGTTTATGGATCGTTGTTGGTAATCCCTTAACATAAGCCACCCCATTGTTCAGCCATTGCATTTGCTATGCCTTGATACGTTTCACTACGCTTTTTCCATCTATCTTTTGACGGCGCTAATTTGTTTTGCCCGCTGGCTGTTTGATTACCTCGCCGTGTTTTGTTGTCACCATGCAGCATGTTAGTTGGCCGTAACGGTGGAAGATTTTTCAACCATAAACATGTTTTTTTGCTTGCGTCATCCCCAAACCACCAAGGCTGAATTATTTGATCAGGTTTGCGAATACGGCTTGATATAACAGAAACAGGATTTTCTAAAGCAATCTTAGGTATAGGTGCATTTAACAAGGTTTGCACAAAAATCAGTGCATCTTCTGTGAGCTGCGGGTCGCGCAATCCTCGCGTAGTCCAGTGCATGCCGGACACAGATAAATACGTACAAGGCGGATGGAATACAGCCAAATCCCACCCATCATTAAGAAGTGTCATAACATCACCCTGAATGTGATAATCAGAACCATCATCTGGCGTCAACAAGTCACACGACCAAGCGTCGTGTCCAATATCCCTGAACGCTTGCCTTACTTTGCCTGAAGACTCACAGCCGACTAACACCTTCATCCAATTACCCTCCCATTCAACACGTCACGGATTGACTCGCTAGTAGTGTCAGGATTAGCGCACGCGCCAGGATTTGCAAGTATTTCACGGCTAGAAAAAACAAACGCATCAGGCTCACCGTTACGCACTGGTTTTCCGTCGATTTCAAACGTCAATTCATGCTCGCTGTGATCTATCATTTTCCATTGCACCAAATCAGGATGCAATAAATGAGACTCGCAACCTGTGCGTTGAAACTCAACAGGAATCTCAGAATTATCATGCTTGGCACACGTCCAGGTGCTTTTGTCTGTCGCAGTTGAATGGCAACACGTCCTGCAATTAACTTCTTTTGTTGTGTGACTCTTGTGGCAAAAGTCATAAGCCGCGCACATTTTGCAAATATACCAACTAGGATCAACGCTCATTGGTTCCGGCATACGGTCAGATTGCACCAAGCGTTTACCGCGATCTATATACCTTTGTGCTATTTCCTTATTAAGTCGCACTCTTTCTGTATAGATTTCGTCATTATCTTTACATATCGCATAATACAACGCTCGGTCAATCTTTAAACCGAGCATATACAGTTGCATTTGTATGTAATGTTGCGGCTTAGATTTTTCTACGCCATTCTTTTGCAAGTCATCAAATGACTTTTTGCTGTGCGTCTTGCACTCTAGCACGTGATATTTTAGCGGCGCTTCCGGTACGCCGGCGGTGATAACACCGTCCACGCTTCCTGATATGTGCCAGCCAAAGTCAACCGATGATTGGCGGTCGCTAACTTTGACGCCAACGGCACGCAAGTCTTGCAAAATGGTTGATTCCTCTAGCTGGCCTCTGCGAAACAGCCTCAATATGCGTCCGTCGAATTTTTCAATCACGGCCCACCTGAATGAGAGCCACAAATAGCGGTCGCAAGGATGGCCCAAGATTGAACAACCCATGTGCGGGCGCGGCGGCTCTTGCGTATCGGCATGATGATGGTCAATCAAACCGGCCAGCGTGATTTCTGGTTCAGGTATTTGCATTAGAATAAATCCTTTTGTTTTTCTTTTAACTTCACTGAATCAAGATTTTTGCACGCTATGTCAAAATAGGATTTCTTCAATTCAGCGCCAACAAACTGACGTCCCATGTTCAATGCAACATAACCCTCGCTACCAATTCCGGTGAAAGGCGAGAATACTAAATCGCCAGGATTAGACCACAACTCAACACACCGCTCAATCACGTCCAACTGCAATGGGCATATATGGCGTTCTTCGTTTTTTTCTTTTGCTAATTTGTAATTCAGCACATTGGTTTGATCTATGTCAAACCACACCGGCGAAGCGTAACGCTGCCACACAGCAATCGAATACAATCTTTGTTTTTCGGTTTCACTTCTAGCGCGTCCCCAATCTTTTGTTTGTGGAGCGTTATAACTTGATCCAATGTAATCAAAAAACCGTTCTTTGCCTCGAGTAACGGCTTCCCAATCTTCCTCGTCTGCCCATTTCCTCATCACAATTATGTAATCAGCCATGCCCTGCCGCGATGCGCTAGAATCTTTGCACAACTGTTTGTACAAAAGTCCGTGGTTTTTAGTGCGTTGCATTTCTATAACAGGATCTTTCCAAATGGTCACGCGGCTATGATATTGCCAACCTTTTGATTCATACATTTTTATAATTTCACCAGGAAAGTCGCGCAAACCGGCGGCACCATCGCGGCCCTTGTACATCGGCAAGTCTTTGCAATGTATAGCGGTCAATCGTCCTGGCTTTGTTATTCTGTGCAATTCTTCGGCAAGGTAGCTGTAATGCTCCATAAATTGACCGTCATCGGTACTGTTTCCCATGTCGTATTCTGAATCTGAATAGATATACAGATTAGAAAACGGCGGCGAATACACGCTAAACCCAATAGAATTGCTGTCAATCATCTTAGCAACATGAACGCAATCGCCATGGTGCAAAGTCCAATTGTCTGATTGAACAGTTTCAAAGTATGCAACGTCGTTCATTTGAGTTTCTCTCTTGTGATAGTTTGCAATGGCCTCAACCATGGCTTCTTTCATTTCGTTATGCTTTTGTTCTTTTGCTTTGATAATTGCAAGAATTGAACTTTCAGAGTCAGCGGCCATGACGTAGCTGTGAACTTCTTTAGTTTGACCAAATCTGTAACATCTACGAATTGCTTGGTAATAGTTTTCGTAAGAATACGATAAACCAACAAAAGCCATATTTCTGCAATGCTGGAAATTTAATCCCATGCCAGCGATTGACGGTTTAGTAATCAATACTCTTGTTTTTCCGTCAATAAATGACTGCAATGATTGTTCTTTTTTGTCAACCGTATCCGATCCGCGCACGTCAACGGCATCAGGAATCAAACCCTTCAACGCATCGGCTTCATAATTTGTATTGCACCACACTATCCATGACTCATCTGAATTGTTGACCAATTCAGCCACCTTAACGGCGCGTTTATCAACCGTTAAACGTCCTTCTTTGTGTACGCTCGTCGCGTTGATCGTTACGTTCCTGAACAATTCCCCGTCGGCTGGCGGCAAGTCATCCGTGTTAATTCTGATAAATTCCTGATTCAATGGCGGCAAATTGTAGGCGCTTCCGTCATAGCCTAAATCAGCCGGATTGCTAATGCACATGGCCCATGACGCCAGCCATTCCCAAAACTTAGTAGCCGCGTGTGGCTTCAACACATATGCTCCGGCTTCCATCGTGTCGTTTTGAAAAAACCGCATAATCATTTCATTGCTTGGCATGATCCCCAAAAATTCCGCATGATTGCCAAGTTCTAAATAATCGTTAGGCGATGGTGTAGCAGTGCAAGCTAATCGGTACGGCACCGGCTGACACAACTCAATCAATGCCCGCTTGGTTTTCCCCATGTAACTTTTCAAAATACTGGATTCATCAAGCACTATTCCGCCAAAAGTTGAAATGTCAAAATTATCAAGCATTTCATAGTTAGTGATGATGATGTTTTTTTGTATTTGTTGTTGGTTTCGACAGTATTGAATGTCAATCCCGAATTTATTGGCTTCATTGACTGTTTGTAACGATATGCACAATGGCGCAACAATTAACACGCGTTGCCCTGTATGCCTCACAACCTCATCGGCCCATGACGTTTGCATGATTGTTTTGCCTAAACCGGTATCGGCAAAAATAGCAGCGCGGCCCTTTTTGACGGCCCACTCGGTAATATATTTTTGAAAATCAAACAAGTTGTTGTTTAACGCAATTGGCGCATGGCCAATTGTGATTTCATGTTGTCTTTTTTGTTGTATAAAATTATCGTATTGCATGTTCGCACCCTATATAAAGCCATCCTTGGCTATGTTGATTATGTTATTTCTTTGCCCAAGGCGGTGATGATGCGCTGGTTGCTTGCGCTGGCGCACTGCTTGGCATCGTAGGACGCGGTATTGCACTTCCCTCTATTGCTTTCCATGCTCGAATGTCGTTCCCTGGCCCGTATTGTTCAGATTGCGTAACCTGAACCTTTATGCTCAGTTTACCGCCGATGAAGTCATCAGTGTCTCTCAAGCGTGACAGGCCGATGGCTCTCATAATGTCACCAAGTTGCTGGCGGCCGATTTCCTCGGCCTTCGGATTGGCGTTACGTATGTTTATGTTGCCGAAACGGCCAGAGTGTGTCGGCCCAAGCACTTCGTACTTGATCGCAATCATCTTGCCGCCGCTTTTAGTCGGCCTTATTTCTGCGCTGTTTATAGACGCCATGTACCATCCAGCCGGAAGCGGCTCAAATGATGGTTGGCTGACTGGTAAACTGTCAAGGTCAAATGATTCATCTAATAGCATGATGTTTACTCCTTTATAGTAATAGTGAAACTGGGACGCCCTGGCGTGGTTGTAATGGCATCCAAAAGGGGATCGGTTATAGTGTGGTCAGCAGCTTTCCATGCTGACATTGAGAGTTCAGGCTTCCACCTGAACAGTGTGGCAAGATGATCCGCCAAGCCATGTTCGGCGGCAATCTCAAGAAGGCGCTCGTCATCTATTTTGCGGTTCATCCGACAAACTGCTTTAATCACAATGATTCCTTCTTTGTGCGTTACGGTTCCTTCTTCGTCCTCTTGAATCCGCATAGCTTTTGCTAGGTCGTCCTCTATGGCGCGTCTTTTCTGAGTCGCCGCTTTCTCTGATGCTTTAGCGATGAGCCATTCCTGGCTCAGTTTTTCAATGCTCATTTCCCACCTATTTTATTGATAATGTCGTTGAGGTTCGGCGCTTCCCATGCTTCAAGACGGCCCGATCTATCCTTAGCCGTCCACATGCCGTCCGAATCGCACATAAAGGCGCGTTGAGTGTTGCCGTCCGCGTCACGCTCAACCCTAAGCGCCAGCACTTCGTCAAAGAAATAGGGCAGTTGTTGTCCCAACTTCTGGCCTGGCATAGACGGAGCGTAAAGCATGCGCCCCATTTCATCCTGAGACTTTTCAACTTTGGCGGTCATCAGGACATGCTTACCAGGCAGGTCACGAAAAGCGCGAATGAGGTCAGTCATTTGCTCCTGCATCGCGCCATAAGCTTGACGCGGATCTTTGGTAGCCTTTTTTTCAGTGTTAAGGCACACCTCGGCGATTTCCGATATTGAATCCAGCGCCACTGATTCAAAGCCGCTGGCCTCAGATGAGGTAGTAAGCCATGTGTAGGCTTCCATCAGGTCGCTCATTGAAGTGATTTCAATGAACGGAATGTCGGCTCCCGCAAGAGACAACAATCCACCTTCAGCCGATAAGATAACCGGCGCTGGCAGAGTGGCGATGCTGGTTGTTTTTCCGGCGCCAGACGCGCCAAAAATTAGCATCTTGACACCGTTGGCAGACAAGCCGTCGGTTCGCTTTAATTGAATAGCCATGTGGCCCTCGTTAGTTATTGCTACGGTCAGCACAATGCTGGTTGTAGCGTTGGTTGCCGACACTTACGCGGTCGGCTTACGTTTTGGCCTTTGCCCGCGCAATCTGGAACTTTTCTTGGCGGAAAACCAGATCACGCGGGCCTTTGCATTTGCTAGGCCCGAATAGGAACTCCCCTGGTGCGCTTCCGTGAGAGGCGGGGGAAGTGTTGTTAGTTGCTAACACCGGCGACACTCCCAGAGTCTTTATCTGGCACCGGCGTTAGCGGCACTCCCGCCCGTTGATTATCGGGAGTGGTTGTATTGTGCTAGTTGTCGCGTATCATGTCAACACTTTTTAATTCGATGAGTATAGAGCATGGCAGACTTAACTAACATCCTTGGCGGCGCGTGGTCTCCACCAACGCAAGTATTTGATACACCTGAAAATCAGTTGCGTGATGCGATTATTCGCGCAGGGCTTGAGCCACCCGATTACATACAGATAGACGGTGCGTTGCATCGGTTCAAGAGCGGCACAAAAGGAACGCCAGGACAGGGCGATAAATCAGGTTGGTACATAGCTTTTCATGATGGTGTACCGGCAGGCCGGTTTGGTTGCTGGCGTGCAGGGCATGAGCAATCTTGGGTAGCCAATGTCGGCAGACAACTCACCGTTGCTGAACAAATGGCGCAAACCAGACGCATGGCAGAAGCCAAGCGAATAAGGGACGAGGAACGCAAGAAGCAACAGGAAACAGTGGCGGAAACTGTCGAGACTATCTGGTCAAACGGCCTTGGTGCGTCACCCGATCATCCCTACCTTCAAACCAAGGGAATTCAGCCACACGGCGCAAGAGTAGACAGCGCAGGGAGGTTGATGACACCGCTGTACAGCGATGACGGATCGTTATCTTCGCTGCAGTACATCAACGACACTGGGCGCAAGTTATTTCACACCGGTGGAGCAACAGGCGGTAAGTTCTGGATCATCGGTGAAATTGGTCATTCTTTATATATAGCTGAGGGTTACGCTACGGCGGCGACGATCTACGAGTGTACAGGTCAAGCGTGTGCAATCGCTTACAGCGCATCCAATGTTATTCACGTCGCTCGATTCATGCGCGAACGGTACGGCATAGCGCAGAACATTGTGATTGTCGGCGACAACGATGAATCAGGAACAGGCCAGAAATACGCAGAGCAGGCCGCTACAGAAATAGGTGCGCGGTTAGTGATCCCATCAATAATCGGTGATGCAAACGATTACGCGCAAGCTGGTCATGATTTGGCTGGTTTACTGAATCCACCATCCGATGATGATGAGTGGCTCATTCACGCTGATGAATTTAGCAGTCAACCCGCCCCTATCAAATGGTTGGTTAAGGACTGGGTTCAGGATCAGGCTTTCATAATGGTTCACGGCCCTAGCGGCGGCGGTAAGACGTTTTTTGTGATGGATATAGCCAACACCATTGCGTCTGGTTTGGGTGAATGGAAAGGCCACAAAGTCACACCAGGGACAGTTGTTTACTTAGCGGGTGAAGGTCATCATGGCTTGCGTAGCCGTATCGCCGCATGGAAACAATATAACCAAGTCAGTCAGATGAATATGTACGTTAGTCGGCATGGGTGCGATTTAAATACAGCGGAAGGGTATCACAAGGTATTAGAGTCTGTTAGAAAACTACCTGAAACTCCACGTTTAATAGTAATTGATACCTTACACAGGTTCCTGAAAGGCGACGAAAATTCGTCGGAAATCGCTAAAACCATGATTGATGCGTGTGGTTTGTTGATGCGTGAATTTAATACATCAGTATTATTAGTACACCATACCGGAAAAGATGAAAATTCACAAAAGGATGGTCGCGGTTCATCGGCTTATCGCGGTGCTTTGGAAATAGCTATAAGCGTTGTACCGGCTACAGAGTCAACACCAATACAGATTATACAGCGTAAAGCCAAGGACTCAGAACTTGCACCCGACAAGCACATGCGACTTGAAAAGGTGATTATTAACGGATGGTTTGACGAGGATAATGAACCGGTAACTAGCGTGGTCATGGTTGAGGATGATGCGCCGGTAAACAGCACCAAGAAAAGCGCAAAACATACTAAAAACCTGAAAGTAATGGAACGCGCATGGTGGGCCAGTGGGACGGAAATAAGAATGGATTTACCTTACGTCACGCGCTCGGCTTTGCGCGATCTAATGCGCCAGGATGGCAAGGCAGAACAGACTATTAAAAACGCCATGAACGCGAATAACGAGGGCAAAATGATAGCCTCAATGCTGGCGGATGGCGTTATTGAAGCATACGAAAATGGGTTCATCGTGACAGATGAAATTGAGGCATCAGCGTGGCTCTTGGCAGTCTGATACAAGTACCCAAAGTACCCTTTAGGTACCCTGGGTACCTGGGTACCAAAAAGGATCAAATCAACGACTTACGAGGTACCCAAAGTACCCCTACCCCCCTTTAGGGGTAGGGTACTGGGTCACCTGTCGGTGATCGGCGTGTTGAGAGTACGAAAATTGAGCAAAAAATGAGCATCACACTGAGACTAGACTATCCACCATCCGCGAACCGCTATTGGCGTTGTTTTCGCAATCGTATGGTGCCTAGTGCAACGGCGACAGCGTACAAGAAGCACGTCAAGACCGTGGCTCACACAGACGGGCTTGTATTGCACAAGGATTCTATTTGTGTCAATATAAAACTACTTCCGAAACTCACGGTTAAAGGCGACGCCAGCAAAATAATCCTTGATCTTGATAATTGCCTTAAAGTGGCATTAGATGCGCTTCAAGGTGTGATTATCGAAAACGATAATCAGGTTAAGGAAATACACGCTAGTTATGGCGCACCAACACAGAACGGCGGATTGATAGTTGAAGTAACAAGGATTAAAGATGCAAAGGTATAAGTCAGAATATCAACCGACGTGGAAACTGATTTCAAAAACACCGCCACCAACAGGAACCAAGATATTATTAAGAATGAAATACGGAACCGCAGTTATAGGCCAGTATTATGAAGAAGGCGGTTTTACTCATTGGTGTGGTTTACCTAAATTGAGCGGCGACGACAAGCATGACATGGTGGGGTGAGATGGGTATTAGGCGCGAAGTAACAGGGAAAGTATTCGGTAGCTGGCGAATACTTCATGACGTTGAATCGAAACACAACACTCGATGCGTGTCGGCTCAGTGTGCTTGCGGCACGATCCGAACATCGTACTTGCACAACTTGACGTCAGGCCGCTCAACCTCATGCGGCTGTCAGCAGAAGGTCAAGTGTAGTAAATTTATGAAGCAATACTGGCAAAATAAACGAGGGGAATAAATATGACTGAATTGCGCGATTATCAATTCATGGCTACTAGGACGGCTAAGAATCTTGGATTCAGAGACGGCTTGATCCATGCCGCGCTTGGCTTAACAGGTGAGGCCGGCGAGTTCGCTGACGCTGTAAAGCGCGTGGCGGTTTATGAGGGCGCTCCGAACCGCCAACACATGATTGAAGAACTTGGGGATATTTTGTGGTATGTTGCTTATGCGTGTGAGGTTTTAGGTGAACCGCTTGAAATTATCGCTAGGGATAACATCGAAAAGCTGAAAAAACGCTACCCTGACGCTTACAGCGACTTTAACGCGCATGCGAGGTTAGATAAATGATGAAAGCGGATGCAAACCAGGTTGGCGGATTGCATTACAACAGAATGGAAATCCAGCCGTGGACGGCGATGGAGTCATGGTTTACGCCCGAGCAGTTCGCTGGCTTTCTGCGCGGCAATGCGATCAAGTACCTGGCCCGCGCTGGCAAAAAAGGCGACGCGCTGGAAGATATAAAAAAGGCGCAACACTATCTTGATAAGCTGATTGAGGTCATGGAATCTGGTCATGGTTAAAGGTGTCGAACAAATATGCGCAACATGTGAGTTTTATGGTTACTATAGATTTGATACTTTTAGCTGCATTTGCACTCTTAATCCTGGTTCAGTTGAAGAGTCAATAGTTGAGCCAACGGACTCTTGTGATCGGTGGCTCACAATTCAGAATGTTCAGAGTGAAAAATTATGAAAAAAGGAAAAGGCAACCCAAATCCTGTTTCACGGGCTGGAAAGCCCAATAAAGCAACTTCAGCGGCGCGCGAAGCAATAGCGATGTTTGTGGATAACAACGCGCACCGCTTAGAAGGATGGCTCGATCAAGTGGCGCAAGATAATCCTGAAAAGGCTTTTCAGCTATTTCAGTCTGTCGTTGAGTACCACGTACCAAAGCTGGCGCGAACCGAACAGACTCTGACAGGCGCGGATGGTGGGCCGGTTGAGCATTCGGTTCAGATAAAATTTGATGAATAAAGTCTAATGTTTTGCAACGCGGCAGGGAGGCATCCCGTCAGATTTTCGCAACTGACAGCCGCGTTTTTATTTGCGAACCTTAGCGAGAGGAATTCAATGATTACGCAAGAACGACTGAAAGAGCTGTTTGATTATAAGAATGGATTTTTAATCAACAAGGTGTCTCGATGCTCTACATCACCTGTCGGCAGAATTAGCCAAAGAACGCGAACTAACGGCTATAGCGGCACGTTTGTTGATGGCACTGAGTACGCTACTCATCGCCTCATTTGGCTCTATTTCACTGGCTTACATCCTAATGGCGACATTGACCATATCAATGGGGTACGATCAGATAATCGTTTTGAAAATCTTCGAGAAGCGACTCGTGCGCAAAACATGCAAAACGAAAAACGCGCAAGACGCACAAATAAATGTGGCCTGTTGGGCGTTTCATTGCATGGCACAAGATGGAGGGCGCAAATCGTAATTGATGGAAAACGAATTGGTTTAGGATCGTATGCAACGCCAGAGCAGGCGCATGAAGTATATTTGGCAAAAAAGAAAGAACTTCATCCATTCCAAACAATAGCCTGATGGAAACAATCGCACACTTTCCACCGAAGATGCGGCCATTGTTTGAGCCGCATCGCTACAAAGTCTTTCATGGCGGCAGAGGCTCAGGGAAATCCTGGGCTTTTGCTCGCGCCCTGTTGATTCAATCAGTAGAAAAAAAACTTAGAATTCTTTGCTGTAGAGAAGTACAAAAATCTATTAAACAATCAGTTCATCAACTTTTGGTAGACCAAATACAAGAGTTGGGTTTTGGTTATTTGTTTGACGTTACAGACATAGCAATCCGCGGCAAAAACGGATCGGAATTTTATTTTTCTGGTTTAGCGACTCACACGGTAGAAAGCGTCAAAAGTTACGAAGGCGTTGATCGTGTATGGTTAGAGGAATCACAAAATATCAGCAAAAAATCACTTGATATTTTAATTCCAACTATCAGGAAACCAGGATCAGAAATATGGCTTTCATTAAATCCAAACCTTGAAACGGATGAGGTGTATCAACGTTTTGTTGTGCAGCCGCCGGATGATTGCGTTGTGGTGCAAGTGAATTATGACGATAACAAATGGTTTCCAGAAGTCTTAGAAAAAGAAAGGCTACACTGCAAGAAATACAGACCGAAAGAATATGAAAACATATGGGAAGGCAAGCCGCTGATAGTGGCTGAAGGCGCAATTTACGCTGACGAATTCCAAGAAATGGTTGACCAACATCGCATCAACCTGGTGACTCATGATCCAATGCTTAAGGCGCATTGTATCTTCGATTTGGGCTGGAACGACGCGATGACTATCATCGTGGCGCAACGCGCAGGCTCAGAAATTCGCATTATTGATTACATTCAAGAGTCATTCCACACGCTGGATTGGTACTCAAACGAACTCAAAAAACGCCCGTACAACTGGGGCAAAATCTGGCTTCCTCATGACGGCGTAACTAAAGACTACAAAACAGGCAAAAGCGCACTAGACATAATGACGGCGCTTGGCTGGAACTGCGAGATTATCCCCATTGGCGAAGTCGAACACGGCATACGGCTGGCGCGTATGTTGTTTCCCAGGCTTTGGATGGACAAAGAAAAAACCACACTTCTACAAGAGTGCTTAAAACGTTATAGGCGAGCAATCAATTCAACGACAGGCCAGCCCACCGGCCCCTTGCATGATGAGTATTCACACGGCGCTGATGCGTTTAGATACCTTGCGACGTGTGTGGATATGTTAAAGAATGATAATATAGTCAAAAGACGACGCGCTGACGATTATAGAACCGGCGACTGGATGAGTTAACACAGGAATCCCAATGGCAAACTTAGATACCGATAGCATTTACAACTCACTCGGACTCGGCGCTGATACCGACGTGGACGACACTGACCAAGAAACTCTCAGGGAAATACGCCAGCGGTTTAGCGACGCGGTTGAATTCAGCGCGACGGTCAGACAGGAAATGCTTGACGATATCCGCTTCGCAAGGTTGGGCGATCAGTGGAGCGAAGCGGCCAAGTACGACAGGAACCGCCCTGGAAAAGAGCGCCCCATGCTGGTCGTCAATCGGCTATTGCAGTTTAGGGATAGAGTTGTCAACGAAATCCGGCAAAACACGCCAAGCATTAGAATCAGGCCGGTCAACGATGGTGCAGACCAAGAAACCGCCGAGGTTTTGATGGGACTGGTTCACCATATACAAGACAATTCTAATGCCAGTATTGCGTACGACACCGCCGTCGAGTGGCAGGTTGACGCTGGTTTAGGTTATTTCAGAGTGCGGAATGATTATGTGGACGATACTTCATTCGATCAGGATATATTTATAGACCGCATCCCTGACCCGATGAAGGTTTACTTTGACCCACACAGCAAACAGCCTGACGGCTCAGATGCTGAATGGTGCATCATAGCCGAGGAAATCAGCAAGGATGAATTCATGCGCATGTATCCCGATGTTGATGAAACCTCATTTGAGGCCGCTGGAAATGGGGACATGCAAGGTTGGTATACCAAGGATTCTGTACGCATTGCAGAGTATTATTATCTTGAGTACGACGAGACTCAGGAAATTTATGACGAAGAAACAGGGCGCTCTCGCACGATACAGCCTAAGCGTTGCATGTGGTGCAAAGTTACTGGCGACAAAGTGCTTGAGCGTACCGAACTACCGACTAAATACATTCCTGTAATTCCCGTTATTGGTCACGAGATATGGGTTCAGGGTAAACGCTATTTATCCGGTTTGATTAGAAACGCCAAGGACGCACAGCGCCTGTACAACTATTACTTGAGCGCCAACGCGGAAAACGTAGCACTCGCACCTAAAGCACCGTTTATCGGCGTTGCTGGTCAGTTTGAGACTGACCCGAATTGGGGCCGAGCAAACAAAGAGTCGGTTGCATATTTAGAATATGATCCGGTCAGCATCGCAGGAACTCCCGTCGGCGCACCTCAACGCGCCATGCCGCCGCAAGCAAGCAGCGCAATTATGGATGCAATCCGATTGGCTGAAAATGACATTATGCAAAGCATGGGTATCTATCAGCCGTCACTTGGCGCTCAATCGAATGAGACCTCAGGACGTGCATTACTGCTTAGACAAAAGCAATCCGAAACAGGTAACTTCCACTATCAGGATAATCTTAACCGTTCAATCCGGCATTGTGGGCGCATCATCGTTGACATGATCCCAAAAGTATACGATCGGCCTCGCG